CCGCGCCAGAGGGGATGGCGCGGCGGGACGGGCCATGCGCGGTGCCGTCGCGCCAAAGATTGCGCGCACGAGCTCACCCGGCGTCATGGCCCAAAAATATTGCGGAGGGATGGCAAGGAGGCCGAGGCCTGTTTCCATCACCTGCTGCCATGGAAATCCGGCAGCGGTGGTTACTTTCCCGGCGGAACCGCCGGGGACGTTTCTTCAGAAGCATCAGCGGGCGTTTCGGACCGTGGCCTGAAAGTGGCCGACATGAGATCAGCGATAATGAGAACAAAGCCCGCCGCACCGCCTTCCGTTGTCATGGCGGCGACATCTTCATCACTTACCTGATGCCCGGCCCCACGCAGGCCTGCCCCTATGATGCGCATGCAGTCGCGCGCTGCCAGGCGGCCGGTTTGAAGTTTTTCGGCGATGGACAGAATGTCCGCACCGCCGAATGCGTCCTCCAACTCGGCCAACGCACCTAAAGTGAGGACGAGCGTGTGAGGCTTGCCGTTGAGGGTGGCGGCGATCTCGCCGCGATGCCGGTTTGCCATGGGTTACGCGGCGGCCGTGAAGGTGAGCGCGCCGGCGGATGCCAGCGTCAGGTCATATGTCATCTCACCATCATGCTCGCCGGAATAGTCGAGGCCGGTTATCTGGAACATGCCCTCAACGGTGCCAAAGTCCGGTACGATCACCTGCCAGTTGCGAATGCTGCCGGCAAAGAACAGTTCGCGGACGGTGGTGTCTGAGGCAGCGTCCTTGAAGACGCCTGCTCCGCTTAGCGACGCAGCCTTTATGCCCGCCTCCCCCAGCAGCTCGCGCCATGCGCCGGTTGAATCCGTGTTGGTGACATCAACGGTCTGGGCGTTGAACGACAAAGACCGCGAGCGCAGCCCGGCGACGGTGATGAATGTGCCCACACCGTCACCATCGAGTTTCAGCAACAGGTCTTTACCCTTTTGAGCGGTCATGGGTGGTTCTCCGGGTTTGAGATCATGCGGCGTCTGTGACGGCGCGATAAACCGCGATGCCGTGCCAAGTTTCGCCGTCGGGGTCTGTGAGGATCTGGGCGCGCTGGAAGCGCAGGTTTACGAGCACGCCTTCTTCCAGTGCCAGTGGCTGATCGTGCAGGCGGGCATGAACCGTGTCGGCGATGGTGCGGACATATTGACGGCCACCATCGCGCACCCAGATATGCAGGCGCAGCTCGTGCTCGGCGCCCGTCTCGGTGGCGGTTGACCAGTCGCGCCAGGTGCCATCACCCAATGTGATGTATGGCAACGTGGCATCGGCAGGTACACGGTCATAAACACTTGGGCCGCCAAGCAGTGCTGTGAGTGCGCTGTCATTGGTGAGGGCTGCGAAGATTGCTTTTTGCAGGGTCCAGCTTTGGGTGCCGGTCATTTGGCCCTCACACGAAATGATTTTGCCAATGCGGCCCGGGCGCGCAGCTTGAACGCCTGCAGATGAACAGCAAGCGCCGGGGCAAGCCATGGGTATGGCGGGATCGTTCGCGTGCCGAACTCAAGATGCGCGCCGTATTCAAGCAAAGTGCCGATATTAGCGGTGAGCCCATCCGCCGAGTGTACAATGCTGATGGACCGCGCAAGTTGCCCGGTGCGGGTGACCGGGCGGCCAGTTGGATCATCCAGGTGGTCGCGGGCGGTCTGCTGCACATCCCGTGCCGTGATGGCGACTTCTGTTGCGAGTATCTTGCTTGCCTGGTTGGCGCGCTGCACCAATGCACGGCGCACCATTCTTGTTCCTTCGACCTTAACGGCGGCATGTGTCATGGCTGGTGCTCCCGGCAGCGACATTCGAGCCATCGCGCGGTGCCATCGGGATCAAACACTGCTTCAATACCGAGATATTGTGGCCCGTTGCGGAAACGCTGGCCGACCTTCACCTCAGTTCGGTGGCGGCAGATGACGCGATAACGGACCTGACCGCCGGGGCGCTCGGCGTCCACATCGGGCGCTGGCGAAAGCGGGATGATCTGTGCCCACAGGATCACAGATGTTTCCCAACTTCGCGCGGTGCCGCCACCGCCATCTGCTGCAAAGATAGGGGCTTCGAGCACCAACCGGTGGCGCAACTGGCCCGGCCGGGTATTCAGCTTGATTGCCATGCGCTAGAGCCTCGGCAGCCGGTATTCGGCGATAAGTGCATTGACCGTGCCGGGTACCTGCGAGGCGGGTGCGTCCAGCACCACCGGTACGCGGTTTTCAAACCAATGAGCGACGAGCAACAGGACGGCATGAGCAAGCGGCGGAGGCACATCAGTTGCTATGTCGCCGTAGCCCGCGACATAGCGGATACGGATGCCGCCTGCGGGCCGGGTCAGGGCCGGCCATACGGCACCGGGCAGCAATACGATGCGTGGCGTTGGGCCGGTAGTCTCGACAATATACTGGCTCGCATCCCAGACCACGGCGATATCTGCCGTGTCGATGATGGAAACGGATGTTACCGATGCCAATGGCGGACGCGGTATAATGAGCTGGCGAGCTGCAGGCCACCGGTCCAATGCCAGTTCAAGCGTCTGGTTCATCAATGCGCGGCGCGTCTGATTTTCAACAGTAACGCGCGCCGTCTTGATGAGCGCTGAGAGCAGGGCATCTTCATTGCTGCCGTCGACGCGCAACAGTGTCTTGGTCTCGGCGAGCGTGACCGGCTCGGACGACGGCCCGGTGATTGTCTGAAGCGGCATGATTATCCGGTGATGAGGCTATAGGCCTTAGCACTGACAGGGATTGTCAGTGTGCCGCCTGAAGCAATGAGCGGTGATGTCGTTGCGTCTTCGAAGGTGGCGGTGAACGCGTGATCCACCGCAATGCCGGGAATGGAAGTGATGCCCGATATTTCGATAGTGGCAGCGGCACGCGTTGCAGTTGACCCGGGCTCGAGAATGGGTGACGCCTGACTGCCTGCCTGTACATCCGGCCAGACAAATAAAACGTCCGTGGCAAAAGTATCGAAATGGTTGTTGATTGTGGCTGCTTGCGAGCCTGATGCGTCCTGAGTCACCGCAAACAGTTCCCAGTCTGGCCCTGACTGAAGCTGCACCGGAGATTCACCGGCAGCGAGCGCGAACGATCTTTCCGATTCCTCATTGGCTTTTGCCCAGACCTGAATGGTGTGGGTAGCAGAGGGTACCGCGTCTGTGATGTTGACGAATGTGCCGCCCATGGCTGGCATGGTGACGCGGTATGCGGTTCCGCTGGTGCCATCCGGCAGCGTTGTGGTGATAGCGGCGATATCTGTGTTGCCACCGATGATTGTGGCCTCAAGCAGGTTGATGTCGTTCAGGCGTGTCGCGGCGGGTTCCGACAGAAGGCCGCGCGCGGGGACAATCAACGGTTCATCGATCGCTGCTGTGACGGGTATCTCGGCCACAGTCAGCCCCCAGGCGCGGCTGGACCGACTGACGCCGACACCGGGCACGGATGTGAATGTGCCATATGCCTTGCTGTCGGCCATGTAGCGGCGATTGACGAAATCGAGCGCCATGAGCGTGCCCGGTGGCCACCAGTCCGCCTGCGCATTGGCAAGCGGGCTGGCGAGCGGGCGGGTTGGGGCGCGGGCTGTGGGATGGTTGGTGGCAATGGTGTTCATGCCTGTGTACCGCCTATATGCCCGCCGCCACATCAGGCGATGACGCGCCCGACAAAGTTGCCCGCAGCTTGCACAGGCCGATACGGAAATTGCCGGCCCCGGCCGCCGCGAAGGTCACGTCCGGACCAACGTCGATCCAGTTGCCGCCACCGTCAAAGCTTGCCTGCAGCTTGAGCGTGCCGCCGCCGAACGTACCGTGGGCAAAGAACGTCCCCTCACCACCGTGCCATGCTACCGCGTCGCTGGTGCCGTTGGTGGTGCGGCTTGAAAAGAACAGCGCCATGACGGTGCCTCCTTGTGGTTTGAGGTGAGGTCAGACGGGGCGCGCGTGGGCGTGGCCAAGCAGGACGATGGCGGCAAGCGGAATGCCGTTTGAATGTGTGCCAGTAAAATCGGCGACCACGCGGCTATAGCGCCTGCCGCCAATATAGCCGATGCGATAGACGGCTTCGTCTTCGGCAGCGTCTTCGATGGTGGCGAAGATGCCGTCGGTGACGGTTGCGCCGATCACGTCAGGCGTGGTCACGGTGTCCCAGGCGCTGTTGTCGTGGGAGTGTTCGAGCTTCAGGTCGATCTTGACCGAGCCTGAAAGTGTGTCGCCGGATTGGCCGGTGATGACGGCGTGTTCGACGCTTTCAAAGCCACGCCGGTCAACAGCCTCGCCTGTGGCGTCAGCAGTGGTGACGGCGGGCACAAGGGTGTGCCGCACCGCCACCTGATTATGCAGGTCGCGCATGTGTTCTGATTTCCGTGATTATGAAGGAAGAGGGATTAGGAGGCGGCAAACTTCAGGAGTTTGATCGCCTCGAAATTCTGCACGCCGCCGCCGACACGCTTGGTGGTGTAGAACAGGACGTAAGGTTTGCGGGTGTAAGGATCACGCAGGGTGCGCACCCCCAGCCGGTCCACCACCAGATAGCCACGGCGGAAATCGCCGAACGCAATGGCATTGGCGTTGGACGCGATGTCGGGCATGTCCTCGGCTTCGGTGATGGCGAAGTTGAGCAGCGTTGCGGGCTGGCCCGCAGCCATGCCCGGCTGCCAGAGATAATTGCCGTCGCCATCCTTGAATTTGCGGATTTCACCCTGGGTATTGCGGTTCATCACCCAATGGGCATTGGCGCGGTAGCCGGACTTGAGGGAATAGACGAGATCGACCAACGCATCATTCGGGTTGGAGGATGCGAAAGCACCATCGGCACCCGACGGCAAGTAGCCGAGCTTGCCCCATTGCCAGCTGGTATCCGCGACACTGTCATAAGCGAGAAAGCCCCGCGGCTTGCGGATGCCGTCGCCGGTGACGAAGGCTGAGCCTTCCTGCTCGGCGAAGGCGATCTGCACTTCGGACGCAAGCCACTCCTCGATGTTGACGGCGCTGTCATCCAGCAAGGACTGGGTGGCGGCAGGCATGGCGTAGAGTTCCATGGTCGGGAACTCGAGTTCGGAGAGCACGGGGGCTGCAGTCTCGGGGCGGGTTTCTTCCTCGCCGACCCAGCCGGCAATGGCGCCGGTGGTGGCGATGGGCTTTTTGAGGGATGCGCCGGAGACCTGCCGCACATCAGCGATGGCGCGGATGGGAGACGCTTCGGACAGGACGCGGCCGATCTCGCTTTCGGTTTCGCTGGGGACGAGATAGCCGCCGTCGGGATCGGACTGGCGCGACAGGGCCTTCACTTCAAGGGCGCGCAGATCAAATGCATCGCCCTTGCGCATATAGCCTTCCCAGGCGCGCTTGTGCTCAAGCGCCGAGTGGGACAGGGCCGCACCGGGGATGCCCGCGCGACCGGGGCGGCGGGCCTTGAGGGATAGATCATCCATGCGGCGCTTTTGCTCGTCCATCGCGTCATTGATACGCGCGACCTTGTCGGCGGTGACAACGTCTGACGACATGCGCTTTTCGATCTGGCCGAGGCGGTCATCATTGGCGTCCTTGAACTGCTCAAAGGCTGTGAGGAACTCGCCGAAGGCATCGCGCAGTTCGGACGACTGGGAATCCCACTGAGCACCGGGATGGGAAGCGGTCTCGGCCTTGTGTTCGAGAATGTGCGGGGCGGCGGGATGGGCCGCCTTGGTTTCAAGCGTCATACGTCTTTGGCTCCTTTGCCGGTTCATTCGGGGGACGCGAGGGCGGCACTGGCGCGGCGCATGGCGCGCGCGAGGGCGGCTGACTGTGGCTGTGAGAAGGCGGGCGGCGGCTCAGCCTTGATCTGGGTGACGCGGGCCGCGTCCAACATCGGGAACGTCACCAGCGAGATTTCCCACAGGTCGATTTCGTGCAGCATCCGGCCACCGCCGGGGCGGCGGGCGGCGGTGATGGCGTGAAAGCCGATCGAGAGGCCGGTCAGTGCGCCTGCCTTGAGCAATGCATGGGCTTCGCGGCCTGCGTGGCTTTCAAGCGCGAGCTGGCCTTCAGCCCACAGGCCATGTTGGTCTTCGTGCAGGTCAGCCCAGACGCCGATGGGGCGGGCGGGCTCGTGCTGATACAAAAGCGCGATGCGTGCCCTGCCCCGCCGCTGCAGGGCTCGGGCGAAGGCACCGGGGGACACGATGTCGCCCTGGTCATCCGCCTTGCCGAATACGGAGGCGTATCCGGCGAAGCGGCCTGCGCCTGTATCCTGCACGGGATCGAGCGACAGCGGACCGGCGCGCTCCCCCACACACAGGGATGCGCCGGCGCGCTTTGTTAAAAGCGGTCGGGTCATTCAGTTTCCAAATTTTGGAGAGGCCGCTTGGATCGTCCGGTCACGCCCGACGATGGCGGGTGTTTAGTTTTCGCTCAGCCGGTCAAGCTTGGTCTCGATGCGATCCACGGATTGCCGCAGATAGCGCATCTGTTCTTCAACGCGCGCCGTCCGCTCGCCGATCATCGCCCCCGCCGTCACTTCACGCTCCAGATAGTCGATGCGCTGCATGGCGGCACCGGCCCACAGAAGCGCACCTGCGGTTTGCAATGACATGGCGGCGATCAGCGCGATGGGAACACGCTTGTCGAGGTGCCAGCCGATGGCGTCACTCATCAATCGTTGTCCGAATTTCCGTCTAGGTTTTCGCCGTTGTCGTCTACCGAGAACCAGGGCGACATAATACCAAGTCGACGATCCAAG